CGCCGGATATGGTTCCGCTACGGCGCCTCCGGCTTGTGGAATGCCAACGCAGCAAACAATCCGGTCACTAATGTCGGCGGCGTTCCGATACTCGCGGGCTTGATCGCGCCGATTTGTACATTCTCAGCGAGCGGCAACGTATTCACCGCGAACTTCGGCGCGTCGTCTTTTGTCGGCACGCCGCCGGCTGGGTTCGCGTCCGGTTGGACGTTTACCAACTCCTACACGCCGTTCAAGTTGGTGGCTGCGCTGAATGTGCCGCCGCCCAATGCAGCTGGGTACATTCACGCACGGGTGCGTGTCGCCAAGCCTGCGGTAGCCTTCTATATTGATCCGCAAATCGCATTGAGCCTGGCTTAAGCGCGGAGACAGTTATGGCATCGCACTATCGTCATCGCCGCAGCGGCAGTGCCACCACGCCGTTCTTCGGCCCGATGGAAGGCGGCGAGATCGCGGTGAACACCGCCAACCGGCAGCTCGCCGTCGGCGACGTTCTCAGCGGCCAGCCGATGGCTTACATCGCGGTACGTTACTTCGACGTGCGGGCGAAGTACCTCATGAAGGACTTTGTTGTCTATGACGGCGCGCTCTATGTCGCGCTGACCGCGGTTAATCCCGGCCCGTTCAATCCGTTGCAGTGGCACCGGGCCTCGCATCACCCCCAGGATACCCAGGATCTCAGCAATTACTTGCTCAAGGCTGGCGGGCAGATGACAGGACCGTTGCTTCTGTTCGCCGAGCCGGTCGATGACACCGAGCCGGCGACCAAGTACTACGTCGACCATTCGCATCCGCCGCCGCAGACTGCCGACACCGTGCCGGTCACGCCGGTCGGCGGCATCTCTGCCACCGATCTGCAATCTGCAATCGCCGAGCTGGACGCCGAGAAGGTCAATCGCAGCGGCGATACTATGACGGGTCACCTTGGTCTGCCGATCAATCCGGCAGCCAGCCAGGCGGTGCGGAAAGACTACGTCGACACTGCCAACGCCACCCAGAACACCACGATCACGTCGATCCAGAACCAGGTTAACACCAAGGCCGACGCCAGCGCGATCGCGCCGCTGGCGTCAGCTGCGGAGTTCAGGGCTAACAGCGCACCCAACAGTACGCTTACGCCGGGTGCGGTGTGGGGCGCCGCCAACTATCAGTATCTCGCCTACGGTCAACAGATCGACATGGCGACCGGCTTCGATTTCTACATTCCGGGCGGGCCGATTCACAATCCAGCCAATCCTAAGTCGGGGCAGAAGGGCGTCCTCTGGCTGCACACCAACGCCTACAACTGGGGTACGTCTTGGAAGTTTCCCAATAGCGTCAAGCCGGTGTGGAGCGGCGGCTACGACATCGTCAGTTATTCGGTCTACGACGCGAACACCATCTGGTGCGTCCATCTTCCAGCGATGGGATAGCGCACATGATGCCCGGCATTGCGCCGATGATGGGCAACTACAAGAAGCCCATACCCGCGCCTAAGACGGTTACGTTCACTGCCAACATTCTCGACGTGAACTTGCGCGCATACTACAACGCCTATATCGGGACGCCGCTGGAGGCGGACGATACCATCCTCTTCATAGTCAATCCGGGCGTCTACGTCGGCGCGTCGTCGACTGCCGGTTGGGCTTTGCAGCCCGGCGACTGGAGCGATCTGCCCGGCACCGCATCGCTGAACCTGATCGTCTACGGTCGCATTCAGGGCGCCGGCGGCCAGGGCGGCGGCACCAACGGCAACGGCGGCCAGCCCGGCGGCAGCGCGCTCTACATGGATCGATCGATCAACATGGTGACCAACGGCGCGCAGATATTCGGCGGCGGCGGTGGCGGCGGCAATTCCCAGCTCATTGCCGGCGGCACCCAATTCAACGGCGGTGGCGGCTCCGGCTACGTCCCAGGCCCGGCCGGCGGGCCGGGACCGCCCGGCGACGGCTGGTGGATCATGGGAACTGACGGCACCACCGAATCCGGCGGCACCGGCTTCCGCACCGTATTGGACCCGAATTGCAAAATGGGCGACGGCGGCGGCCCAGGCCAAGGCGGCACCACCGCCTTCAGCAACGTGGCGCCGGGCTATTACTACGACTTCGCCGGCGGCCCTCCAGGCTACGCGGTTTACGGCTGGGGCAACATATTGTTCGGCGATTGGGACGGCACCAACAATAAATTCATTTATACCGGAGCGCACAACGCCGATATCAGGGGTCCGATCGCATGATCGAGTACACCGGCAAGGCCGCCAGCGAGATCGCCAAGGGTTTAGCCGCAGCTGGCCCGTTGGCGTTGCCGCTGGTAATTATCAACATCGTCTGTCTCGGCGTGGTTTTCTTCACGCTTTACCATATCTCGAGTGCGTCCGAGCGACGTGACAGCTTGATTGCTGAGTTGGCGAAGTCTTGCCAGCCAATCGTTGAAAGGATGAAATGACACTGCAACGATAAGAAGGATACGATGTTATGAAGAAGGCCAAGCGAAAGCGCCCGGTTGTTGCGCGTAAGCGCAAGGTGACTGCGCGAAAGAAGCCGGCCACCCCACGCAAACGGAGGAAAGCCAAGATGACTAGCAAGAAGTCGAGTGACGACGACGAGGAAGGCGGCCCGCCTCGCCATACGCCGTCGCACCCAACCGGGACGCGGCAAGCCGGCACTACGCAGGAGCAACGGACGGCCGGTCAGCCGACCCAGACCTCCGATCCGGTCGAGCTTGCCAAGCAAGAGCAAGGCGATCCGATGGGCCAGCCGCCCGATAGTCCAGTTAACCCTAACATGCCGCCGGACGACCACGGGCCGCTTACCAAGCCGGCGGAAGGACAGCGCCGCGATAAATGACCAACTGGCCTGACAACCCAGACTTTGAGCCGCACCCGGCGGCGGCGGAAGTGCCGCCGCCGCTTGCTGTTATTCTGATCGATCCTTACGCCCCAACCCGATCACTTACGACTGCGTCTTTTCCAGAAAACGCCGGCACGACCAGCGGCGATGGCGTCTTTCCGTCTGGCACCACGGTGACTGTGTCGGCCACACCCGACGTGGATAAGCATTTTACCAAATGGGTTTACGGCAACGGCCTCACTGCATCGATGCATCGGGACTACAGTTTCAGCATCACCGCCGACACCGAACTGACCGCCCATTTCGCCGACGGCGCAATCATCCCGCCGGAGCCGGAATTGCAGGGTCCGCTCAATGTGTTTGTCGAGCGGGTGCATTCTGCCGAAGCACTCAACCGCGCCTACGACACCAAGGCGACGTATTTGAAGCTTGGGTTTGAGCAACCGCCGGACATCCCACCGCCGCCGCCCGCGCCGCCGATCACCCCGATTGGCGCCGGCGGTCCGGTTACAATCGATGAAACCAAGTATATGCTCGACCCGGCATTTAGAGCGTCCAAGGTGATACCGAACCGACGCTAGGGGCCGCTGCTGTGAGCAACATGGTCTACGCTGCCTGTCTCGGCGCGATTGTTGTCGCGTCGTTGTCGTCGGTGTTGGTTTTGATTTTAGCGATCGCGGGGGTCGTTAGATGATCGTCCTCCTGGCACTGCTCGCCGTCCTGTTGTCCGGCTGCATCGTCGTCACCGAACGGCCTTACACCTACAGCCGCTACGAGATCGACGCGATCAACGCCGAAGTCGCCTGCCGTAACCTGGCGCGTAACATGCTACAGCTGGAACGCTGCTCAATCAGGAGATAGGTCATGTCGATCGGTCTGTTGTTCTGGGTTCTCATGGTGCTGTGGTTCTTTAGTTGGGTCACCCGAACCTACTCGCCGGGGCAATTCCCCTGGGCCATTCACGCCAGCGACTTACTGTTCTTCGTGTTGCTGTTCTTGCTCGGGTGGCACGCCTTCGGGTTCGTAATACACGCTTGAGGGTGACCTGTGGCTGAACCAGGCCTCGGCGATGACATGTCTCGGGCGGCATTCGGCACCGGCAGTCCGGCCGAAATGGCCGGCCAGCAGTCCGGCATCGCCAACATCATCGGCGCGGCTTTTAAGGGCTTGAAGGATCTATCGCAGCGCGCCGTCGGCGCATCCGAGCAATTGCGCACCGAAGGCACCTACAACCCGGCGCCGGCGTTCGAAGCCGCGCAGCTGGCGATGGGCGGCCCGCTGGTTGGCACCGGCGTGAAGGCCGGCGAGGCCGTGCTGGGGTCTGGCCCGATCCGCACTTTCCATTCCAGTCCGCATGACTTTGAGCGGTTCGATCTCAGCAAACTGCGCACCGGGCAGGGCGCCAACACTTACGGATCAGGCACTTATTTGGCCGAAAGTCCCGCGGTATCGGGGCAGGGCGGGGAGTACTGGAAGGAGTTTGCGCGCAAATTCCAAGGTACAGAAGCGGAGGCGATGCGTGCATTGCAGGGCGCCAACTTCGATCGTAGCCAGGCGATCGAGCAATTGGCGCGGCAGATCAGTGGCTACTACCCCGATAGCACGCTGCATCGTTCGTTGAGCGAAGCCAAGGGGATGCTCGAAAGCGGCAAGCCGGTTGGTCCGCGCACCTACGAGGTGAATATCAACGCCCAGCCCGAGCAGTTCTTGCAGTGGGACAAGCCGATCGCCAACCAGCCGGTATGGGATCGGCTGCACCCAGACGTTCGTAACAGCATTGACGAAGCGTTAGACGCCCGCGGTTCTAATCCAATGAGCGATGTGCCGAATGACTACACTGGCCGTGAACTGTATCAGGCGTTGAAGCACCCGGACGTGCATGAGGCACTGCCGGCCGAGCTGCCGGGGTCGAGCTGGTTTACCGGCTCAACCGACGAAGCCCAACATACGATGGCATACCTCAAGAGCCTGGATATCCCCGGCATCCGTTACGCTGACGCGAGAACCAGACACTTGTTGGATAGCCTCAAGAGCGCCGAGCGGAGAGGCACACCGGAAGACAGCATCCGCTTGGCTCGACTGCAGGGCCAGCCGCAGACCTACAACTATGTCGTCAACGAACCCAACATCCTAGACATCCGCAAGAAGTATGCGGCGCCCGCCGCCGGTGTAGGCCTCGGCGCCGGCCTGGCGAATAGTGTAATGTCGCAGCCGCCGGCCGAGCAGGGCATGTGACGCCCAAAAATTTTTTTGGATTTTTCAACCTAGGGGAACGCCATGGCTAACAAGATCGGTAAGACCGTCAAGATCGCTCCACCGCCCGGTGTCGGTGCCGGCAAGCCGCCGCCGCTGTCCAAGACCGTGGACAACTACACCCACCACACCAGCCCGATCAAAGGCCCGCAGCCGACCCCGGTCGAGCCGAACACCATCAGCTCGACGCCGAAGGCCAAGATCAGGACGCTGCCGGACGTGCCGATGGCGAAGTACAAGCACGATACGGATCAAGACGGGATGTGATGTTGGAGAGCATCGTTGTCTGGTTCGCGGCCGCGGCCGGCGTTCTGTTGCTGTTGTCGTTAGCTTATGTGAATATGCACTATGACCGATGACGGATACTGAAAAAGACATCCGCCTTAAGCTTCTGAAGCGCAAGCGGGCGGTCCTCGCTGCCCGCGACGATTTGATAGCATTTACCGAACTGATGATGCCCGACCCCAACTTCGATAGCGATGTTGGGAAGTCGCTCTATGCGCCACAGCCGTTTCACCGAATGATCGGCCGCTCGCTTGAAGAGGTCGAGCGGGGCGACTACCGGAGGCTGATGATCAATGTCGGACCCCGCTTCGGCAAGACCACTCTCGCCTCGGCAATGTTTCCTGCTTGGTATGTCGGTAGGCATCCTGACCGCAGTATTATTGTTGCTACTTATAACGAGCATTATTCATGGGATCTCGGACGACGGGTCCGAGACATCATGGAAACCCCAGAATACAA